CACACAACCTTGTGCACTGTGTGTGCTCAGTGTTCATTTGAACGGCATTGTACCAGAGCTGTAACCCGTGAAATGCTACCAAGCAGGCAATGAAGCTCACAGAGGCTTTCAAAACAGTCGGCATCAAGCTCCAAGAACAGGCCACCGAACTCTCCCACTCCGACATCTGCGCCCGGCTTCGCGACGCCCTTCAGGACATCGGCCGTGACTCGAACCAGTACTATTACGTCGTCGATATTTTCGGCGACGACCAATCTGGCGACGTGGTCTACTCTTGCGGCGGCGATCTGATGAAGGCGCCCTATGAGTTCAGCCAGGTCAACGGCAAGCAGGTCGCGGCGATCAACGTCGACCAGGCCGTGGACGTGGTTCCACGCACGACCTACGAGGAAGAGGCGGACGAGGAAGACCACTACGCCACCATGGAGGCGGACTTCAAAACCGAAGGCCTGTATACCGAGCTTCCGCTGTACGAGCGGTTCATTTCCAAGTCAGAGCGTGACGCGGCTGGCTCTGAGGACTTCGCCGGCAAAGGCAAGAGCTTTCCGATTCTGAAGCCGGGCGACATCATGGCCGCCGTCCGGAGCATGGGCCGGGCTGGCGCTTCGAACCTGGGACCGTCGAGCATCAAGGCGAAAATCATCGCAATCGCGAAACGGAAGGGTTGGACGAAGTACCTGCCGAAGGCTTGGCAGAGTTCGAGCTCCAGCGAGAGCGCAGTCACGACGCCCTCCAGCGGCTTACGGCTGATTGAAGCCGCGGCAACGCTTGAGACAATCCGGCTGGTCGAAGCCAAGGCCGATTACGAGATCAAGCTCATCGCGCCTGGCAAAGGCAGTTCAGCGTTCTATCCGAAGGAAGTTCTGCAGCGCGACGGGCCGAAGATTTTCAAAGCCGGCACTCACGTCTACCTGAATCATCCGACCGCGGCTGAGGAAGCCGCCCGCCCTGAGGGCGACGTGGCGAACCTCGCCGGTGTGCTGAGCACGTCCGCCGAATGGAAGGAAAGCCACGCCAAAGGGCCAGGACTTTATGCCCGTATGAAGGTCTTCGCCGACCACGGGCAGATGGTCGAGGAGAAGGCGCCACATGTCGGCATGAGCATCCGGGCGTCTGGCGTCGCGGAAAGCAGTCAACGCCGCGATGGTCTGCCGGTTCTCAAAGAATTGACCAGCGCGGAGTCTGTCGATATCGTGACCCGCGCCGGCGCTGGTGGTCTGGTCTTAACCGAGAGCGCAACCCGGCGCTCTCAATCTGAACAGGAGGCCGACGAAATGACGGCTGAAGAAATTAAGCGACTCGTGGAGGCCGAGACCCGGCCTTACCGCGAGCGTCTTCTCAAAGCGGACGCCCGTGAAATGGGTCTCCGTATTCTCGAATCGGTCGCGCTTCCCGATCGGACCAAGCGCCGTGTCGTCGAGACGGTCGTCTCAGCTCTCGACGCCAGCCAGCCGCTCAATGAGACGAAGCTCACTGAGGCAATCAACGCTGCGGCGAAGGAAGAGGGCGAGTACCTGGCGAGCGTGACCGGATCCGGCCGCGTGATCGGCATGGGCGCGGCGGCCGCCGTCAAGCCGAAGGAACTCAAAGAGGCCAAGAAGCGCGCCAAGGAAGAGCGGCGCGATTCGGTGGACGTCTTCGAGTCGCTGATGGGCGACCGCAAGGCAGCGAAACTCGCCGTGACCGGAAGGGGGGCCTAAGGTGCAAAATCAGGTTTACACGGGCACACCGACCAGCCGGCGCTTCGCGCTGTGTCCGACCACCATCCTCGCCGGCGATCCCGTTTTGATCGGTACGGAGCCCGCCGTGGCGCTCGACAACTACCAGTCCAACACCGGCGGCAGCACTTTCTTGATGACCGGCTCTTTCAATCTGAGTGTGTACGGCCGCACCGCTGTGTCGCCTCCCACCAGCGCAGCCTTGAAGCCTGGCGATAAAGTCTACGCCGCTGGCACGCTCGACACCGTCACCAACGTGACTCATACGCTGACGCTCGACGGAAACAGCAGCAACACCCTATTCGGTGTCATCGACCCGAGCTACAGCGCGGGTGTGACATCCGGAGCGGCGCCCGACACTGCGGCAATCGTTCAAATCGGAGGGGGAGCTTAAAGCCATGGAGTTTCAACTCGCAGGAAATTACGAGTTCGGGCGGCCCGTCGAGCAGATGGACGCCCTGAAGGGCTTCCAGGCTGCCCGGCGCAACGCCGATGCCCGCCACCAGCGGCGCGTGATGGAAGCCGCGCGCCTCTACCGTGATGCCTTGGAGGGACGCGTTGACCCGATCCTAATTCGGGAAGCGATGACCCCGCGCACGGATTTCATCGTCGCTCACCTGATGGAAGCCTATCCGGGCATCTACGGCGATCCTGGCGGCCGAGCTCTCGGACTTCGAGAAACGATGAGCGTCACCGACTACCAGGCGCTTTTCGTTGATGTGCTCGACCGCATGTACTACGGGTACTATAACGGCTACCCGATCATCAACAAGGCGCTAGTGCGAGTGCATCCCCTCCGCGACTTCCGCCTGGTCTCGCGCTATCTGCTCGACGGCGTCGTCAGTCCGTTGACGGCGATGGACGCCGCGGCGCCGCCTCCACAACGCGCGCTGGCATGGCCCAACCCGCAGGACGGCTCGCCGCCGACTTCGAGCGCTCCGCTCCAGTATCAGCCGAAGCTCTATCAGGCCATGACCTCGGTCAACTGGCGAGCTTTCGTCAACGATGATCTCGGCATTTTCCGCGACCTGTCCAACCGGCTCGCGCTAGCGGCCAATCGCGGCATCAGCAAGTTCATCACGGGCTTTTACGTCTCGTCGACAGGGCCCAACCCGGCGCTCTATTCGACGAGCTACAAAAACCTGATTGTGCCGAGTTACGGCGCCTCATCCGCCAACCCGCCGTTGAGCGTCCAGGGCATCATCGACGCTCTCCGCGTGCTCGCGAATATGCGCGATGCCGGCGGCGACCCGATCCTCATCACCGGCCGGTTGAAATTGTGGTATGGCCCGAGCTATGAGGGCACGGCGAACAACGTGATGAACGCCCTGAGCGTGTACGTCCAGAATGAGGGCGGTTCGGGTAACACCCAAGGCTTCCCGGTGCAGTTTTTAAACACCACGCCGTGGATGATTCAGCGGCTCGACCCGATCATGGACCCCTACATTCCGATCGTGTGCACCACGGCCGGAATCCAGAACACCATGTGGGGCATCACGGTTGACCCGGCCAGCCAGGAGCGGCCGAATACCGAGGTTGGCTTCCTGAACGGCTTTGAGACGCCGCAAATCTTCACCAAAGTACCCAACACGATGCGATTGGGCGGCGGCGTCGACCCGACCATGGGTGATTTCTACAGCATGGATCAGGACATGAAAATCGTCACCGTGATGGGCGGCGTACAGATCGATGGCCGCTCGACGGTCGCCTCCACCGGGGCGGGCGTCTAACGCGCGAGCAATTCGAGGTGAGAAAACGCCGCGTAGCTAGTCTCGGGGGAGGTGGCTACGCGGCGTTAGTTTTTCTGATGAGCTTCTCTTACGGTCCTTTGCAAAGTCCGCCGACGCTGAACCCAGGGATTGACTACCCCCGGTTGCTGATCTCCGACACCCAGCAGTTCGCGGCCGATGGCATCACGCCGATTTACATTTTCGAGGATCAGGAGATCACAGCTTTCACCAACATCGTCGGCCTAAACTTCCAGAGTTCGATGTTCTACTCCGGGCCCGCCGGCGCGAATCTGCCGACGTCGCCAGTGTCGTACCTGCGCATCGCGGCGTTAGCGCTCGACTCGCTGGCCGCCAACAAGTCACGCCTGGCCAGTGTCAAGAAGCTGCTGGACGTGCAACTCGACAGCTCAGACGCCGCAATTCAACTGAGAGCGACGGCCGCACAATACCGGGAAGTCGATGACGATGCCGGTGCTTTCGCGATCATCGAACAAGTCAATGATTATTGGAGCTTCTCAGATCGATTTTGGAAGCAAGTCCAGAGGCAGAGCGGCGTATGAGGCAAAACCTTGCGTACGAGTTCGGCCAGGTGCTCGGCGAAGTCGATGCAGTCGGCCTCTTCGTTTCGCTCTGCACGATTCAGCAGCGAACCAATACGGTCAGCGCTGTACGGCAGCCGAACCTCACCAACTGGCTCAACCGCGCCGGCCTGGTCAACATCCCGTGCATGAGGGCCGTCGAGGTCCCTTTGAGGCCCGACCAGGCGGCGACCGCCCGGCTCGCGCAACAGTTTGACACTCGAACGATATACCATGTGTTGCTCAACGGCTTCTATCCTCAGATCCTTCAGAGCAATCAGGCCGTCATCGACGGCTTGCCTTACGAGATCATGGCCGTGGAATCCGACAGCCTGGGAACTCAGACGCGGCTTGCGATAAGGACTTGGACGTTATGAGGATCATC